ACAACCATGTTTCTAATGTCTTGTGCGGGTATTCCTGTTTTCTCTGAAATTTGTTCAGGAGTCATGCCCAATTGATTGAACATTTTGTTCACTTCTTTGGCAATTGGCTCTGTAACACCGCCTAAAGGTTGCTGATATGTTTGTTTGCCTGTTATGCCAAAGGCTTTGCCCATTGGTTTGTCAATAGTAGCCGCGGCTTGTTGACCAATACGTTCTGCTTCTTGAGGCGTATTGGCTGTTCTAGCCAAAGCCTGAACACCCGCACCATAAATAGCAGGGACAACACCATACAAAGTGTCAATCCCACCAGCAACCCGTTCACCAAAACCACGCTTGGCTTCTTGTACTTGACCTAAAACATTACCCGCCATGCGGCCTAATGCCGTTCCTTCAAGTTTTGGCCCTGTAAGCGGTTTAACTTCACCACCGAATGTGCTTGGTTGGACTTGTTGAACTGGCTGGCTTGGTTGGCTTGGTTGAGTTTGCTTGCCAAGAATCATTGCCCCTAGTTCATCTTGTGGGGCTTGTTGCGTTTGTTGAGGCGCTAGTGGTGTTTTAGACTTTCGTGAAATTTCTTTCAATAAAGAATCTACATCACCTTGCAACCTTCTTTTTTGTTGCGGATCAGTTGTTTTTCCTAATTGATCTTGTACGTTTGTAAGTTCGCTTTGAATAATTCTCAAAGATTCTTGATCACGTTCAGATTGAGTTTTTGAAACTGTACTTGAATTTTTTGCAGAAACATTAGATTCAGGCGCTTTGCCTAAAATGAGTGCGCCAAGTTCATCCATTACAAACCTCCAGTTTCAGACAATTTTTTAATGTTCTGATACTTATTGTAAAACTCTTGACGCTTTGCGGGGTCACTTCCTAGCAGTTTTTCAATTTCAAACTTACGTTTAGTTGGATCAGTTATGTCTTTATACAGATTCATAACCTCAAAAATCTTGGTATCAGCATTGGAATTCCATAATTGCTGATAAGCCTTAATGTTGTTGTCGCCAAATTGCTGTGCAAACTTTTGTGCGCCATTAGCTTGCATATCAATATTGGTCTGATCGGCTTGAACCCTACGGGCAATGTTGATCAACACGTTAGTTGGCACTTTAACTGTGCCGTTAGCAACCGCTTGCATATCCAATCCAGCCACGGTATTGCCAACGCCACCCATAGCCTTAGTGTTTGACAAAGCCATGTTAGCCAAGTCTTTGGCAAGCATATCGTATTGATCGCTTTTCATTGCCATGAGAACTTTTTGCTCTAATTGACCCATAACGCCACCGCTAGGAAATCTAAGGTTTTCACCAATTCCTGTGGCTTGCTTAATTACTTCCTCAACATTCCTTCGGCTTTGTGGCAAACCCCCTTGAGCCTCAATTAAACGTGTGCGGTAGCTTTGACCAGAAGCCTGATCTGCCGCCTCTGTTGGCTCTGGCGCGTAAGGTTGTGATGCGCTTCTGACAGGATAAGGTAATGGCAAATTACCGACTACGGGCCTTTGGCCCATACCGCCACCACCTTGCTGTGGGGTGTTCTGCAATCCTTGAGCGACACCAATGGTAGCTGTAGGCGTAGAACCCGCCACGCTAGGCTGTGTAAGTATAGTTTGACCTTGCGCTGTTGTGCTAATGCTTGGTGTTAATGCAGTTTCTTTTTGCGCTGGCGACAACAAAGATTGCTCTTGTGCAATCAAATCTTTAACAACATTAGGGCCTTTTTGCGCTTTGCTAAGTGGATATTTGTAAGCATCAATTAAGTCGTGTACTTCACGGCTATCAGGATTTTCTTTTTTTAAACGCTCTAATTCGCCAATAACAAGGTTTGGATCATCAATACCCATACGTCCCAAAATTCCCAAACGACCACCAACAATTTGTCGCATATCTTGCGTCATTGAATTTTTGGCTTTTGTTGCATCAGTTTGGCTTTTGTGTAATCCACTTAATGAAGTAATAACGTCAGAGCCTGTCAATGGGGCAATTTTAGGAATGACAGAATTGATCTTGTCCATGTCAATGCGACCATTAGTCTGCCAATTGTCAGGATTACTTGTGAACTCTTGAAGTTTTAAACGCTCATCGTTTTTTTGCTTTAAAACTTGATTTTCAATCTGAGCTTTTTCCAAAGCCAATGGATTCATTTGTTGGGCTTGCTGGTAGTTTTGGATGCCGCCAGCCATGTTCAACATATCCCCAAGGGTTTGACCTTGAGGCTTTGGGTAATTTACATTCATTGAAAAGTCAGCCATGATTTATCCTTATGTCGCTTTAATCATTGAGCCAAGCAACGCTGTGTTACCAAGTGTACTAAGAGCATTTGCGGTGTTAGCACCACCAGCCACAGCATTGCCAGCCAAAGCTGAACCAATACCAGTTGCAAGATTAGCGGTGTTTAAACCATACGCATTTGCCGCACCAATTCCTTGACCAGCATTTGTTGTTATGTTGCCACCATAGTTAGATGACAGACCACCAAGGTTAGAACCGTATGTATTGCCAAGACCAGCCAATTGACCGCCAGAAGTTGTGCCAATGTCAGCCATTCCTTTTAAGCTGTTGTAAATGTTGTTGCGCTGGGTGTTGTAGTTATTAAACGCATTTTGGTAAGCGCCACTAGCATAGTTTTGAGTGTAGTCTTGCAGACCTCTCATTGCATTACCACCTAAAGCACCACCAGCCATGTTTCCAGCACGTTGGTTAGCCATTTGCCCTTGACCTAATTGAAATTGATAATTGGGCGCTAAATTTGAATAAAGGTCAGCAGTATTAAATTGATTAGTAAAGTAAGGCTGATTAGCAATTAACCCTTGCGAACCCGCTTGGCCAACAGCTTGGTAAGGTTGCTGAATTCCAACTTGCTGGTTGTAAATGTCATACAAGTTACCTTGAGTTTTTGCATAGTTGCTTGCCAAATCACCACGATTTGCAACATTTAAGCCTTGAGCATCAGCATAAGCCTTTGCAAGATTGCCTTGCGCTTGTGTTCCATATTGGTTAATCAAGTTTCTAGCATCAGAAATGCCTGATTGATTTGCGGCAGTTCCAAGTACATTGCCAAGGGCAGATAAACCAAGTCCTGTGGCAAGGCTAGTGCCTAAAGCTGAACCAGCGCCAGCGCCAAGTGCAGAACCCACACCAGAGCCAACGGCAGAACCTACGCCTGTGGACAAACCGCCCAATGTTGAGCCAAGTGCGCCAGCGCCTACGCCTGTAGCTAAACTACCTAATGTAGAACCAAGAGTAGACCCACCAAGCAAAGAGTTTGTAGCGGCTAAACCACCAGCACCTAAACCAGCGCCTAAAGCACCTTCAAAACCAGCCGCACCAAGAGTCCCCCCCAAACCGCCAGCACCAGCGGCAGTCAAACCAGAACCTAAAGAGCCACCAAGACTACTAACACCACCCGCACCGCCAAGACCGCCAGCGCCAGCGGCTGTTAAACCTGTGCCTGTTCCCATGCCAGTAACAGTTGACCCTAAACCATCAACGCCTAAACTACCAAGTCCAGACATGTCAGCAATGCCACCCAAAGTAGCACCTCCAGCGCCACCCAATGCGCTATTGGCAGTTGTCAAATCAGCTAACCCCGACATATCAGCCACGCCACCTAAAGCACCAATTGATCCAAGAGTAGAGCCACCCGTACCATAAACACCCATTCCAGCGTCTAATGCGCTACCAGCGCCAGCACCAGCGCCTAAAGCCGCACCACCATACATAGCCGCAATTAATTTAGCGGCATTACGAACTTGCCCCATGTCGCTAGAACTATTCCATTGAGGAACAATGGCTACGCCACCGTCAGCAGTTTGAACGGCTTTATAACCAACATTGCCATGCCCTTCACTTGTCCACGACATTAAATTGTTGGGTTGAAGGTAATCAGCTTTGCCTTTCAGGTTTTCATTAACATTACCTATGAAACCTAATTGCTGTCCATTGTTAGTCAAATAACCTACAGGGGCTGTGCCGCCTTCATCATCTACAGATATATTTTTTGAACCAAGTTTAAGATTGGAAAGGTCTGTAATTCCGTTTTGCGCCATTGTGGTTGCCAAAGATGAAGCGCGATCTTGCAAAGAGATACCACCGGGCAAATCTTTAACGCCAATTTTGTCCCATTGATCAAGCAATTGGTTTGTCAGTTTGTCAGTTGACCCGCCAGTAGCCATTGTTTGAGAAACTAAAGAATTGATTGTGTTGTCCATGATTTAGGCTCTCTCAAACATTGTAGTAAGGGACTTTATAAGTCTGTCCATTTACGGTGACATTCATAAATCCAACAGGATTAGCTGGAAGCGTTGCAGACCCTGCCGTAGCAGTTGTGGCAGAACTAAAGTTCAACAAGTTAATAAAAAATTGTTGCCAAGACCGTGAAGGGCGATTAGTCGTTCCATCCAAAAACGGTGCTTGTGGATAGGGATTAACTTGCTGTGTACTTGAAAGTCCAGATGAAGCCATCAGTTTTCTGCCCCTTGCAATTTAAGATTAGCTGAAATAATGACAAAATTAACAGGATCGCTTACCGATACCTCAAAAATTCTGTCACGGGCTTGTCCCAATCTACGCCAAATAGCACGATTCTTGTACTTGCCAAGTTGACCAACGCTTGTCCAATGCTCATTTGACCAAGTTGATCCACCATCGTTTGACCATCTCAGCATCGCTTGTGGGTTATCTGTAGTCTGATAACTAATAGATTGCTGGGTTGCCAAAATATAAGTCTTTTCAACTTCAATTGTCAAAGTTGCATTAGCCGTAATTGTATATGTTTGTCCCAAATAAACGGTGTTTGTGCTAGTAATTTGAGCAGGGCCAGACAACCCTGTAGTTCCTACGCCCGGCTGAAACTGAATTTGCAATTCATCAAAATACTGCCTTTGAAACTCAGTCACCAAATGGGGCGCTCTACGCAATCTGCGAATATTCTGACCATCATCTGTGTAATTGGTTTTATCCAATTCGTAAAGTTTGCCGTTTTCATAATCACCAACAATAATTAAACCTTGAAAAACAGCACAACAATTACCGCGGTGACGTTGATATACGTTTTTATCTGTTGTGTAAAGCCATTTGTGCCACATTGCTGTGGTTGCGTCATAAGCCCAAGTCAGTTGTAAAGATGGAAATGTAACAACGTAAACCTCATGCCCCTCAAGCTGATAAGTCCACGCAATAGCATCACCAACGTATTTATTGGCTAAACTGTTTTCCACAGCGTGAGTGGAAATCCTTTGGGGAATATAACCCTGCATTTGCATGATCTGAGATTGACCACGGTTGTTGCGGGAAACATAAGCAAAAGAGTTACCAAGGCGGTAAAGGGAAAATGGGGCGGCAATACCTTGTTGGGTAGATGTGCCGGGTATCCTTTGGAATGGGAAAGGCACAGCGCCCACATCCGTCCAAACCTCTGATGAAACTTCACCCATCAAATAAACTTCACGGTGATCCACAATCAAAGCCACCAAATCGTCTGGTGCGCCATCTTTTAAAGAATAGCTAGTTTGGGGTGAAATTGGCGACAAAAGGTCACTAGCGCCCCATTGCTGGGTTGTTGGATTGTTGTAGACAAAATAATTGTCAATAATATCAACCGTGTTTGCACCACTAAACGCACCATCAGAAGATGGCAAAACTGAGAAATTCAGCGCATACATTGTTTCTGAGGAAATAAACCCAGAACTACTAACTGTGTATGTTCCTATTCCACCAGAGCCTGTGCCAAGCGCTGTAATGATTGTGTTGGCGGCAATACCAACACCTTGGATTGTTTGACCAACATGAAGCGTTCCACTTGCAACAGCGGTCACATTCAATGTTGTTGGTGCAAATTGGTAAGTTAAACCAGTTGGCGTTCCCGCTGTAGTGGTTATTGCCGCACCACCCAAAGTCGCTGACAAAGTAAAAGTGGTAGATGCGTTTGTGGCAATAATGTAATAAGTAGTTGGATTTGTATATCCAGAAATTGATCCTGTGCCACCATAAGTTCCGCTTATCGTAAGTGATTGACCTACTACCAATGGCATTGGGGAAGCGGCACAAGAAAACTGTCCAGCAGTTCCTGTAATTGCAACAGTTGATAAAGTACCGCCAATAGTTGCAGTAATTACCGCGCCCACGGTTGCTGAATTCATTGCCCTAGCTGTAACTGTTTGGCTTCTGTTAATGGTATATGTACCAATTCCACCAGAACCAGAACCAAGAGCCGTAATGACAGTTTCTGCCAGTACATCAATTCCATATAAAGACTGTCCAACAGCAATAGTGCCACTAGAAACACTATCAACAGTCAATGTTGTGCTACTTGTTGAACCACGAAACACCGCTGTTGCAGGGCTTGAAATGTACCATGTGTAACGATAAGCACCGTCCACAATGTAAACATTTACACCATTGTCAGTAATGCGGACTATTCCAGTACTGGAATTAAGTTGTCCAATTACAGAAGGCACTAAATTGGCTGTCAGGGCGTAGACGTAAGGCCCACACACCGCAATTAGTTGCTCACCACCAGAAACTGTATGCAAACCGCGAACTTCTTGCTGGTTAGTAAGCAAGGCTTTTAAAGTCAGACCGGGCGTTGGATAAAGCGCAATTACCCCGCGCTCTCCTTGCTGTTTAACAGGATCAATTTCAGGAAAGAAATTGATGCACTCCTGAGCATCTTGGTAAATGCTAGGCGCTTCGTAAGATGAACCAACAAAACCGAAATCTGGCATGGTAGTCCCTTAAATGAAGCCGCCAGTAAGAATCCAGCCAGCATCCTTTGCTTTTCCAGTAAGCAACGCATCAGGATAACGTGCCACAGCAAGCGGACTCATGTTTGTGCGTTTAAGGGTAGCTTTGGCTTGACCCGCAAACGTCTGGATCATTGTTATTTGCGTTGGTGAGGCTTTGCCATACATGGGCATCAAACGCTCTGCCAAACACCACCTGAGAGCCATTGAGTAACCTTGTGGTAACGCTAAATCATCATACATAGAGTCATAGCGGCTAAACAAGGTATTGGCAAACAAGTGCATTTCACCCTGAGAAGGGCTAGGCCAAATAAACAAGTTTCCAGAATCAGAGCCAGCGTTAAAGTAAACCGCTTTAGGCCACGGGCCATTCAGCGTCTTTAAACCGATCATCTCGTAATCTTGCAATGCCAAAACCGACATTGGGTAGTCCAAACCACCGCCTGTAATGGGTTGACCATTAGATGTGGTGTTTACTCTAACAAATGCTGAATCAATGTTTAAAGGCTTTTGGTAGTAAGCCGTAATTGTTGTAGAAGCAACAGTTTGAGAAATGTTCAGTTGATATGTACCAACTTCGTTAATGTTGCCGCCAGCGCCTGTCAAAAACTGCGTAATCTTTGTTCCCGCGGTGATGCCTGTACCACTTAAAGTTTGCCCTTGAGCAATAGCACCAGAAGCAATGCCCGTCACGGTCAAAGTTGTGCCAGATATTGAGCCTGTAAAAGACGCACCAATAAAGTTTTGAGTCGATGGGTTAGGGCCAATCGTGTATTGGGTTTGACCAGAAATAACGGGGCAAATAATCTCTGTGACATTGAAAACCATCATGTTTTCATTTGACCATTGGTCAATCATGTCATTCATCATCTCAAACGCATCTTTTGCCGCGTCTGGGCTTGGGGTTTCACCAGCTTCTAATGCGCCAATGTCTTTTAGCGCTCGGCTAACAATGTCATAAGGCACAGCCATAGTGATTCCTTAACTTAGTCTAAATGTGGGCGGTTTCCACGGCAAGGCAATTTCTTGCTGTTTTTTGACCGCTTCTAGTTGCTCAATTAGTCTTGATTTTATGCTACTTACTCCATCTTGGGTAGTGCCTTCATCAATCCAATTTGCAACCATTTCCTCGGTTACTTGGGCTGTTGGAATTGTCGCCTTTTTAGTGTCAAAATCCCAATACCCTTCAGTCTCAATTCTTAGATCATCTTCAATTAAAGAAACGTGATACTTGGCCTGAATAATGGCTTGGGCATCACCCTTTAATTCTAAGATTTTCCAAACAAATCTCATGCGTTTTCCGTTTGGTAATCGTTTGATTGACCACCATACTTTTTGACAATGTTAAAAATTCTGGTGTTATCTTCTAAAGCCATCAATTCGTGTGGTTCATTAGGTCTGAAATCAGCAAGTTGGCCAGCTTCTATAACTTTTTCCCAATCATGGCTGTACGCTTTTAACTTGCCACGCGCCACAATCGTGATGTGAACATCGTTTGATGAATGATTATGTTTTGGCAAAATGTCGCCAGCTTTTTCAAAGTCGTACATGATTCCTCGCAAATCACCAATGTTTAATTGATTACCCAATAACATCTGGAGCACTTCCTTGAACATTTAAATTTTTATTTGTAATATATTTTTCTTTTACAAATTTACAAAGTTCAAGTTCTTCTTCTGTTTTATCCCTTACAAACCATGTTTGTTGCCATACACCATCCACTTGAATAGGGGCTGTTTCAAAAAGAAATTGCAATGCTTCATTAAATTCTGGAATAACTGAATCTTCAACATAAGCATAAGTGTCTGGGCATACAAATTCATCACCAATTTCGGGATGCTCAAGACGAATATCTCCTTGATAGCGAGGATATTCAAGTGTTGTAAGTTTGATATATGCGCTCATAAATTTGTCAATGCAGTTGAGTTAGAGGCGGCTGAAGTTGTTTCCGATAAAGCTACACTAGCGGCAAAAGCAACATTTCCGGTAGAAACAACTCCAGCGGAATCAGTTGCATCACCAGCGGCATCGGTAGCCACACCCGTTGAGATAATAATTGGAAGCCCATTAACTGTATAAGTTCCTGTTTTTGAGCCATCTGAAGGATATTTTAAAATCAAAGAAGTTTGTAAACTTGGATTTGATGGAGATGCACCTGTATTACAAGAAATTCCAAGAACAACACTTGATTCAGAATTGTCAAAAGTCATGTTGTATGTATCAGTTGTAACTGACGCATACGCAGTTTGTTCTATTTGTCTTTGCCATTGCAAAGTTCCAGATGTGTTGTATTTAATTAAAGTGGTATACAAGCCGCCAGTAGGTGAATAACTAACAAGTGCAACATATACATTTGCAGAACTATCCACAGTTACCGCACTTGGTTGATTGTAATTACCAAAACTTAGCGTTACTTTAATTTTTCTTTGCCATTGAATTGTTCCAGAAGAATTATATTTAGCAACTACTCCTGTATCTCCACCAACAGCAGAATTATATGTTGCTGTGAAATATATATTATTTGATGAGTCACTTGCAATAGATATAACACCACTAGAATTTTGGGAAGCTCTAGTTAAAGTTCTTTGCCATGTAATTGCGCCAGTTGAAGAGTTAACTTTAACAATTGTATTTAAGTTGTAGCAACCAGATAATGGGCCAATTCCAATAATAGGCGTACCAGTAGTATCTATGGTCAATGCATTGTTTGAAGATTGTTGACTTGTTTGGTCGTTATAAGATTGAATCCACTGCCTTGTTCCAGAACTGTTGTATTTAACAAGGGTTGAGTAAGTAAAATTATCGCCACATACAAGACGAGATACCTGTCCAGAAACATAAACATTTCCTGATGAATCATATCCAGTACCCATTGCCACAGATATATTACCTACGCTAGAAGATGCTCTTTCTCTTTGCCCCCATTGAATAGCATTAGATGAATCGTATTTAATTACAGCAAATCCATTATTTTTTCTACTTACGCCAGCATACCTATTTCCAGAACTGTCAACGCTAAAAGAATTTTTATACCCACTATCATAAGTAATACCACTTGTAAATGTTTGAGTACTTAAAGCACCAGCATTAGTAAATTTAGCAATTACGTTCATTGCCGCCACAATTACATTGCTTGATGAATCTACTGCAATTCCACTTGGTCGTGTGTCAGTTGCTGTTTTGTAGTAACTAAGCAACCAAGCAGGGAAAGATGGAGTAACGCTATTTGAAGCCGCACTTGCTGGGCCTGTTCCTATGGCGTTTGTTGCTGTAACTGTAAATGTGTAAGCTGTTCCAATAGTTAAACCAGAAACAGAAACTGGAGAACTTGCCGCAGAACCAGTTAATCCACCGGGACTTGATGTTGCCGTGTAACTCGTAATTGCAGAACCACCATTGCTTGCTGGCGCTGTAAAGGTGATTGAAGCAGTTGTTCCAGAAACTGTTGCAGTACCAATAGTAGGCGCACCGGGTACTGTAATAAATGACCTAAGATTTTGGAAAACTGTTTGAAGAATGCCACTCATGTCAACCCACTCCCTGAAATAAGCCAAATTCCTGAAGATGACAAACCAGAAACTTTTATTGCAGTTGCAGAACCATATTGAGCCAATGTTCTTGTGCCAGTTGTACCAGCGCTTGAAAGATACATTGTGTCAGTCGTTATTGCAATGCTAATGGAAGTTGCAGAAAGATTAATAAAAGTTATTGCTGTTCCAAGTGGAAAAGCAACAGATGAAGCCGCAGGAATTGTGTAAGTTGCCGCACCAGCACCAGAAGCATGATAAATATGCTTCCCAGAGTCAGACAACACAATTGTGTAACTACCAGTTTGAGCATTTTGTGGAATGTTTCTAAAACCAACAGAATCTGTGCCATCAACAGTACAACTACTTAAAATTCCTGAAGATGGTGTTCCTAATGCGGGAGTTCCAGAAAATGAAAGTGTACCGCTTCCATTTGTGACTAAAGGCTGTCCACTAGAACCATCAGCAGAAGGCAACGTAAAAGTAGTTGTGGACGCAGTATTAGGGCCAGCCAAATTGACTGCACCGCCTAGTGTTGCTTGAAAAGTTAACTGTCCCATAATGTTTCCTTAGGCTGAAATGATTAGCTGAGAGGCGGTCAAAGCGCCTGTGCTTGGGTTGTATTTGAGTTTAGTAGAACTAACGTATTCTGTAGTCAAATTGCCTGTGGTCACACTAGCAAACAATGGGTAACGGGTTGCATTGGTTGTTGTGTCATCAGTCACAGTCGCATAAACCGCAGGGGTTGTCCAAGTTACCGCTGAACCTACACCAGCAGAAGTCAGAACTTGACCACTTGTGCCAACAGAACCATTTGCAGAAACTGTAGAAGTTACAGTTAAAGTGGTAAATGAGCCAGTTGTGGGGGTTGTTGCGCCCACAGTACCATTGATGTTGATTGAGGCTGTACCCGTCAAATTGGTAACTGTACCGCCTGAAGGCGTACCCAAAGCACCACCATTGACCACAAAAGCACCCGCTGATCCTGTGTTAACTCCAAGAGCCGTAACAACGCCTGTGCCTGTTGTGATGGTAGAGGGTGCTACACCAGCACCGCCACCAATGACCAAAGCATTAGCCGCCAAAGCCGCAGAAGTTGCCCATGTGCTTGCGCTTGAAAAATATGGAATGCCGCCAGAAGTTCCAGCTACAGTCAAAGCCAATGTGCCTGATGTTGTGATGGGTGAACCACCGACAGAAATTAAACCACCCGTAAAGGATTGAGCAACAGAAGTTACAGAACCAGAAGCGCCAGCCGCCCATGTGGGTAATCCAGCCGCTAACTTTAATACATAACCATCAGTTCCAGCCGCCAACAATGCGGTTGTTCCACTTGCTGTTTGGTAAGGAACAGAACCAGCCGCACCGCCAGCAATGTTTGTAGCCGTTGTAGCGCTTGTGGCTGTGGCGGCATTGCCACCAATAGATAAACTTGTTGCAGTACCCGTTAAGCCTGTTCCAGCGCCTGTAAACTGCGTGTTGGCTGTAACTGTAGTGCCTGTAACAGCCGCGGCTGTAGAACCGCCAATTGTTGTGCCGTTAATCGTGCCACCCGTAATTGCTACGCTAGAAGCCGCTTGGGTTGACATTGTTCCCAAGCCTGAGACTTGAGTGTTTGCAATAGCTATGTCAGTTGCGGCTAACACAGTCAATTGACCTTGTGCGTTGACAGTAGCTGTCAGGGTCTTAGACGCAGAACCATAAGCCGCGGCAGAAACACCCGTGTTTGTAATGCTGAAAACATAATCAGCAAGAGTTAATCCTGTGCCAGCGGTATAGGTTGCGGCAACAGAAAAATTTGACCAAGTAATTGGGGTTGTGCCAATAGTGCCACCCGGCTGAATCGTGCAATACCACGCAGACCCCGCCAACGTGCTTCCAGATTCAACAAACACCAACGCTGAAATCAATTCATCCCATGTGTCAGCGTCAGGCGCTCTTGACCATGCCGTAGCAGAAGCCAAGTAAATGCCGTTTTGTGATGTTGTCGTTTGGCTTTTAACCAATACTCTGCTACCAGCAACAACAGTTACACCGTCAATTGTTTGCAAACCAGACAATGTGATGTTTGTGGTTGTTCCACACAAAACTGGTTGTTTCCAAGAAATACCAGTTGCGTAATAATCAAGATAAGTTTTGTTAACTACATCATTTCCGCTAACTGGCGCGGTTGAAACTGTCGCAGTTGTAAAAGCCGCAGATGACGGTGTAGTAGCCCCAATAGTCGTGCTATTGATGGTGCTGTTTGTAATGTTTAGACCAGATTGGCTAGGGTTTACAGAAGCATAAAACGGCTGACCCTGACCAATAAATGTCTGAAATGCGCCATCAACAGAGAAATAAGCCTGAACAGGCAGTAAATTCTGAACGTCTGAATTTGATGGGCTTGTCATGGTTTATGCACCGTGAATGATGGCGTAATTGATCACAATGGCTTCACTCAAAATGCCAATTGTGTTGTTGTAAACACCAATCACGGCAGAGCCAGCCGCTACAGTAGCAACATAAGGCCAATAAGCGCCTGAAGTGCCACCACTTCCCACATTCACAATCAAAACGTCTTTGGCAGACAAAAGGCTGTTTGTCAAAGTAAACAAAACAGTTGTTCCACCAGCTAAAGCCGCACCGTTCATGGTAATTTGACCAGCGGATTTATTTAAAGTCACGCCTGTAGATTTGCTTGTAGCTTGGGTAACAGTTCCCTGTGCTGATGCGTTGTAACCAATTTCAGTAGAAGCGTAAACGGTTGTACCCGTAACAGCCGCAGGGGTTGTGCCGCCAATGACAGAACTGTCAATGGTTGCGCCTGTAATTGTGTCGTTGGACAAAGGGGGGCTGAAGTAAGCCCCGCCCGGCCCGACTAAACCCACGCAAACGCCAGCCGAATTGAATTCAGCTTGCACAGGGACAAGATTTGTGGATGATGTATATGCAACAGAATTAGCGCTTGACATGGGTTTTTTCCTTTAGCTTTGATCGCCAACAGGGGTCACATAAACGATTGATGGGCCAGAGGCTGAACCGATCATGCGGACGTAATAGGGACTTGCGGGTACTGCCAAGACAATTGGAACTGTCATTGAGGCGGGTAACACAAAGTTCCCTGTGGTTGAGCCGCTTACAGGCAATACAGCCGCGGCCACGTTAGCATCGCCAAGGCTGACAGCAACATAGGTAGCACCCGTGTTGATGAAAGAAGCGTAGTTAACTTGGTCATTAGTGCTTGCAGTAATCAGCGTTGCGGCAGTAGAAGTAGCACCCACCGAAATGGCGGTTGTAACTCCTACAGGACGTAAGACCGTAGTATTAGACATGATTAAACAGCGTTTGAATCAAGGGGCAAATACTCAGGACGATTCACAACCACGGTGTAAGTACCAGCCGCGGCAGAAGCGCTAGAGCCTGTTGCATTGATAAACTGAACAATCAAAGTGTCATCAGCGGAAACGTAGGAGTTTGCAACAGCAACGCCAGTTGTTTGAGCCGCGGGGAGAGTAACCTTGATTGCATCACCGACCTTGAGGCCAGCAACGGTAACAGTCTTAGATGCGCCAGAAGTGGCAACGGTTGTGGCTGTAAAAGTCACACCCATAACGAATGCGTTGGAGATGTTTCCACGCAAAATTGTCGTTTGGAGAGCCATGATGATTCCTTTAGAGAATGATTAAATTGTAACGCCAAATAAAGAAAAAGCCACCCCTTTGACAGAGTGGCTTGTTTCTCTTTTATGCCCGATTAAAACTCGGAGAAGTCATAACCATAAACGAAAATGTCAACAGTACCGCCAGAAACGGCTGTGCCAACTTTAACGTAAAGGGTTTGTGCTGACAAATTAGCATTCTTAGTTGCGGACACAACGGTTGAGTTGGTCACATAAGCTGAAGATGTGTTGCTTGTCAATGCCGCATTGGTGACGATCTCAGTACCTTGACCAGCGGGTAATGTCCAAATAGCCAATGCACCAGAACTAACGTCTTTGTTAGCGTTGGTAATGGCAACATTGGTCACAGCATAGGTTGTGGTGTTGTTGATCGGTAGGGTTACAGAAGCGTCACCCGTTTGGCTAATAGGCACAGCGTTGGCGTAAGCCAATAAGCGGATTGCCTGATTTGTTGCCAGATTGCTGGGGTGAATCGTTGTGGTACTTGCTGGGCCGGGATTGCTCATGATATTTCCTTAAATTAAGTTAATGAAGGGGGGTGTTTAGCCCCCCAAGACCATTAGGCCGCGACTCGGCAAGCGAGTTCAGGGTACAGAGGGGCCCAGCCATACAAAACGTCCAAACGGGTAGGAATGGAATCGTTGTTAATTGTATATTGCCTCACCACACGCATGGATAGGCCGATTTCCTTGTCAGAAGCACGTCCAGCAAAGTGAACTCCCTCTGGCAATTCCAGATCGGCTACTGCAAGCGTAAACGCATTGCGGTGCATGATGATGTTTTGTGGGGAAACAGTACCCGTCTTGTTAAAGAACGTAATGGCGGCTGTAGTGCTAGTTGTTGGAATTGACACGTTCTGGAATTGACCAGCGGTAATCACAGCAGGGCTAACAACAACAGACATAGTGCCATCAGTAGCGGCAACGGCAGTCTTAACTACGAAATTACGCAGTTTGTTAGTGCCGTAGGCTTGACGGTTCTGGGGGTTAACTGCATAAACACCAGCGATTTGGAATGTATCGCCAGCGTTAAGAGAAACCGTACCAGTAGCAGTCAAAGTGATGGTGCTAGAGGATGCCCAACCAGAAGTCAGGAAGCCAGAAGCGGCAGTCGTTGAACAGACAGCAGTTCCCGCGAATGAGCCAAAGGTTTGGCTTACCACGTTCTGATCCATCTTCCAGTTCATACCAGCAGAGTCACGACCCATCAAACCTTTACGGTATTGATCGCCAATAGCCTCTTGGGGAACGAACAAACCTTTCAGGCTGTCCACGATTGTTGCGCTTGTGAAAGGCTCAACGATACATGATCTGCGGCCATCACGGGGTGCGCCTTCAGAGTCAAGGTAAGCGCCAGCAGTCAGATATGTGATCAAGCCTGTGGGCGGTGTTCCAGCAGTACCAACGATGTTGGCAGTTTGCAGGGTAGCCATAGACATACCATCACGGTCAATCTTGTTGGCAATAGCGGCAATAGCTGGCTTCAACACGCGGTCACTAAACATATCCAAGGACAGAGCCAAGTCTTGTGTTGTGAACTGTGTATCAACGTGAAACTGTGTGGACAAAGTAACGGGAACTGATGTCTCGTTAAAATCTTCAACATTCAGCGCTGGGCCAGTTGTACCAATGAAACGACCGGGCTTGCGGACATTGACTGTGTTACCAATCTTTGCACCGACAACAGCGAACTGGTCATCATAGTTGCGGTCAACTTCACTTGTGAAAGTCAACTCATTTTCCAAAACCATCAACGCTTCGTTGGTGATCTTGCTTATCGTCAATAAATTATTAGCCATTTT